GGATATATTTTATAATTAATTCATTGGCCTCATCTTTTGAAACACCCAATGAGATAGCTAGTTTTTGTTTACCCATACCATACATCAAGCCTAAACCTATTGTCTTAGCTTGTGTCCTTTCTATTCCTACTAAATCAGCTACTGTCTGATGAAAATCAGCACTAGCATTCTGATAAGCTTTTACTAATTCATTTGATCCTTCATAACCATCACCAATACTTGCTGCATAATGCACTGTCATACGTGGCTCTTGTTGTGAATAATCAAAACTTCCCCATTTATAACCCTCTTCTGGAATAAATAGACTCCTAATTTTTGGGCCAAAATCTTTATTTCTAGCAGGCACTTGTTGTAAATTTGGATTAGACATAGATAATCTACCTGATACTGTACCTCCATTATCTCCACGTAATTGATTTATCTCTCCATGTATTCTCCCGTTGACTTGATACTTCATGATCGAAGATAAAAAAGTTCCATGAAATTTATTTATCTCTCTTGCACTTACAATAAGTTGTGCTATTTTGTTTTTATTATTAATTAACCAATTTTGTGTAAAGGAAGGTTCTTTTGTTTTTTCGGTACGTGGGTAGTCTAACTTCAATTTGTCAAAGGCTTTGGCAATCTGGCGTGACGCCCAAATGTCTACTTCTATTCCTGATTCTTTTTTTATGGCCTGTAATATTTCTTTTTCTTGGTTCTTCATTTCTTTTTGTAATGCTTCAGCTTTTTCCACTTGCACTCTCACACCTCGTTGACGCATTTTTATTAGGATCGGAAGCAGTTGCTGCTCCATCTCCCAGACAGTAGTTAAGCTTTGTGTTGCAATTTCTTGTTTAAATCTTTGCCAAAGTTTTAATGTAAGCTCGGCATCTTGTTCTGCATAATATCCAACATGCTCTGCTGGTAACTTCCACATCTCTGCTTTAGGATCAATACCATGAGCTGCTGCAGCTTCTCTTAATTCTGTCTCTGCTTTTATTTCATTTAGATAATCTACTGATAAAGCGTTTAAAGAATATGAAAATCTATTCTCATCTATTAATGCTGCTGCTATCATTGTATCTACAATAGGTCCGTGGACCGGGATTCCAGATGCTTCTAACCAACCTACATCGTACTGAGCATTATGAAACACTTTAGTACAAGGTAAAGCACATATAGACTTCATATATTTTTTTACTTGTTCAGGTATCATATTACCTCCACCTAAATGTCCAAATGGAAAATAACCTTTCCATCCTTCAACAGCTACAGCAAAACCAACTATCTCTCCCTTACTTAATGCCCAACCTGCACCTAATTTTTCATTTATACCATCGTCTTTAGTTTCAAGGTCTATTGCAATTTCTTTATATTGAGACAAATCTTTATATTCACTTGGTGTATTCCACATAGATTTTTTAAATGTTAGTGTAAGTTGTAAACCATTGCTCATTAATTATTATCCATTTTTATTATAGTTCTCATTACAGTTGTTACAGGGTTCAGGTCGAAGTCTCTTGTGCACCCTTGTAATAAACTGATCAACAGCACAAGGACCACAATAGTAAATTTTGTTTTCAATAATAACTGCATCCTTATCACAATTTTGACATTTATTTTTTTTTCTTGTCATTTAAATCTGTGAGATGTTGTATTTCTAAATCACAATAATGTTTTATTTTTTTTATATCTTCAATTGATTTACCTTTTAAAAGGTATCTACACACATACTTTATTACGTTTGCTTGAAAAGGATTAAGACCATTTGTTCTAATAAATGTCCAAGGTTGAATTAAAAATTGTTTATAATGGGAACCTCCTACCTGAACACCATCTGGAAAAGTTTCATCGAACATATCTTTACTTGGCATTTTTCTCCTGTATATAAATCAAATAATCTTGTCCTATTGGATAGTTAAACTTATAATCACTTCTCAACAAATGTAAAGTTTTTCTTGCTCTAGTTGCACCTGTATACCAAACCTTTTTTTCATCACTTTTTTCTTGTTTGTTTTTATTGTCAAAATCTGATGGATAATTACCTTTACCGTATAAAACAACATGATTCGCTTCACCTCCTTTTACAGAATGAATAGTGTCTATTGTTATTAATGGGTCCTTATCTAATTCTTTTTGTCCATATCTTCTGAGTAATCTTATAAAGTGTCTTACTTGTTTTGGTTTAAAGTTTCTTCTTAAAATCCAAAACCAAGGTTTATTTTTTTGATTATCTTCTAATATTAATCCACACCATTCTTTTAAATCTTGAAAATTATATTCTTTAAAATCAGGTTGTGCTCTCCAAAATTTATCTAATCTATAGGCAGGGTCTTCTAACTCTCTTATGTGTTTGTACATATTACGAGCTGCTTTCTTATCTATTTTTTTACCTTTAGTTATTGCAGTCCATGCTTTAATTGATTCCCATTGTTTTTGATCAAAACATTTTGTACCTTTGTTATCTTTAAAATATAAACCTGCATCTTTTGCTAACATTCTTAATTCATTTACTGTTTCATTTATACGACCTAATATAAACCAATCCTCTTTAAAACTTTCAAAAGGAATTTCTTTGAATGATAAATAAGCTTTTACAAATCCTTTTGTGCCACCCGGTAAGTATTCTTTCTCTTCACTATCATTAATACCTCTTCTAATTATTTGTGAAAACTTATGTATAGCCTCTCCAAATCTTTGTGTCCTTCTAAGTTTTACCTTTCTACCAGGAAAAAACTTTGTAAAATATTTAGGGTCTGCACCATTCCATTTATAAATTGCCTGATCATCATCTCCCGCTAAATAAATTCTTTTTACCTTTGGGGCCATCTTATAAATCACTGACCATTGTAGTGGTGTGCAATCTTGTGCTTCATCTAATATTAAAACTTTTAAAGATGGAAATGTTACTTCTTTGATAGCTCTTTCAATCATATCATCAAAGTCTATAAATGATCTTTCTCCGCCACCTGTTTTGTAATGTTCGTATGTGCTTATCTTTCTTAAAAATACAGCAAGTGAATCTCTTTTATAGCTTTCTTGTTTATATGCTTCTTCCGGACTTATTAATAAATTTCTAGCTTTACTGTAAACACCAAGAGACCAATCCTTATACATAAAATTATCATCAGCCAATCTTTTATCACTAGATTTTATTACTTTTGTTTGTAGTGCAAAATCAATAGTACAATCTTTTGGGTCGAATACTTCTTCTGGAAAATATCTTCTACAATATGTATGTAAAGTTTTGAACCTTGAAAAATCATCAACTGTATAATTAGGAAAAGATTCCATAGCTCTATTTACAGCAGTGTTAACAGCTTTATTTGTAAATGATAAATAAGCTATCTCTTGTGGCCTAACACCTTTTTTTAAATAACTTTTTAAAACTTTTTCTATGAGGGTATATGTTTTACCTGTACCAGGAGGACCAAATATTTTTATTGTTTTATGGTATAGTTGTTTTAATATTTTAAGTTCTAAACTTTCCTGTGTGGTATTCGTCATCCATCTCCGATACTGTTTTCTTACTTACTTTTTTTTCTGTTTTCTTATAGTTTACAAACTTAGGCATTTGAACCCACCAAACATTTTTAACACCTTCATGATATTCTAATCTTTCACAGCCTAATAAATTTAATGCTTCAGATGCACTTTTAAATGTTTTGTCATTACCTAAAAATTTTTCAAATGTTATCTTTTTAAAATAACATACATTCTTAGATGAATCTAATACAACATAATTATCTTGGAGTTTATCAAAATCATCTTCTTCAATGTGGCTTTCAAAAAACTTTTTAAGAAAATTATATTTTTCTTCATTCATAGTATCTTCAAATTTCATTCTTTCGTTTTCAACTGCAGTCTTTACAATAGTAGACATTAACATTTCAAATGGAGATGGGCCTGATCTAGGTCTTGGTAAAGTGACCCAATAAATTCCATACCTTAAAAGTTTTACTCTAAATGATTTTTCGTCTTTCATATCTTCTGGACTAATGATAATTTTTTCACCTTGAAATACAAAAGAATATTCAATTGACTTAGTGCTTCTTATAAAAGTAATTTCATCAAAATCATCAATTAAGTCTGGCACTTGTGAGCCTGTGCCCAACTTTCTAAACTTACATTTATCTTTATCACATAAAGGTGTATTACATCTTAAGTTATAATTTTTTTTACTAACAGATGCAGCAACAGTATTTATAACCTCTCGTTCATCTAAAGGTGTTGTAAATACTTCTTTATTTCTTTCTAATAATAATTTTGTTATTTCTTTTTTAGATAAATTTCCATCAGCCTTTCTCATTTCAAGGACACCAATATTAAATAATAAGTCATTTCTATGATTGCCAGACCATTTTTCAGATATCATTTTTTGACAACATGGTGGATAATGTTTCCAATCACTTTCAGGCTCATAGTCTTTAACCTTAATTTTTTCTAAGCTCTCTAATGATAAAGTTTTTTTCTTTACAATTTCTAAAAAAGTTCCAATCATTACAGGTGTATTGTTATCTGTATATGCAAACTCAGTTGTAGCATTCATATTGAAATAAGGCATGTTCAAACATTTATTCATTGGGAAAACTTCTTGTGCTTGAAAAAAAGCATTGTTCCATTCATGAAGTTTTTTGATTACATTTTTAACAGGATACCAATTATCTAAAAATACAAATAAATGCAGGCCTCCTGATTTTGATCTTGCTGGAACTAAAGGTAAGTTATACTCCTTAATTATATCTACTATTTTCTTTTGATTATAACCTTTGTAATTATGTGGATCGATATCAATACAACCCCATTTACATTTGTCATCTTTTTCTGGTTTAATTCCTATTCTGGTTGTGCCTTCTAAATGTTCTTTCCAAGTTTGTTCTGTAATAGGTGCGTGGACCGTGAGTGTTTTAGCTTGGACCTTACCCCGTTCATCTACCTCCCCAGTAAGAGAGGTAGTAATGAACAGTTTAGAGTTACCCTCAAATATTTTTAAGAGCTCCCTTTCCATTGGCTAAAATGGTGTTGCTTCTTTTTTCTCAGCTGATTTTTCAACAGTCTCAGAAGTAAAGTCAACTTTACCAAAGATATCGCTTTTCATTGCACTTTGATAAAAACCTTGTGTTGTTTCCAAAGTTTTAAGATCTTTAGTTGCGTTCAAAAACTTATCAAAGTCTACGACCCAACCGTACCAAGAATTTTGAGAGTTAGATTCTTTAGTAGTAGTTAATCTATAAACTGTAGACCAAGACGGTGGATTGAACATACCATTCTTACCTTGTGTTCTTCTTGACATAATCATTGAATTCCACGTTTTAGATTTTTTCTTTTGCGTGGATTTCATAGCGATTAATGCCTGCTCTACTGGTTGATAGTTTTCATCTAAGATAAAAACAAAATGGTTACCTGTATCCTCAACATAGTTTCCATTTGGTAATCTATCTTTGTTGTCTGCACCTCTAGTTGTTTCAGACATGATAGCAGGATCAGTATGAATTTTTACTGGTCTTCCTGGACTATCACCTTTATCTTTCCATTCATTAAAAGTATTTATATATAAACATGGAGTAACTAATACACCCTGTTTACTCTTCCATACTTTACCTGATGTTTCACTCCATATGTCTCCTTGCTTTGCAGTCTCAACATACTTACCATCCGTCTCATCTAAGACAGGTGAGTTAGCATAAAGGATTTTTAGAATTGGTAACTTTTGATCTCTCGCAGTTACAAACTCTTGGCCTTGACCTGCTAATTTTTCTAAATCTATTATTGCAGGAAGGCTATCTTTTTTAGTCGTCATTGCTTTTTTCTCAGTCATGATTATTCCTTCGTGGTTATTTTAGTTTTATTTGCAACATAAGTTCCAAACAATTCTGCAGGAACATCTTTACCAAGTTCAGATATTTGTTCTCTAACAAATCCTCTTAAACTACTTGGATGCACAGATGTCTTTTGCTGAACTGCAAGTCCCTTTTGTTTCAGCTCTTCTACAAGGGCTTTAGCTTCATTATCTTGTCTCATGCCAAATTCCAAAGAAACTTGGTTTTTAATCAAATCTCCGTGGCCATTTTCTCTAAGCCAATTAAAAGCTTCTTCACTTTTAGATGCGGGTATTCGAGCTGAATAGAATGGCTTAACTTCTACAGATGAACCATCTGCTAATTTAAGCATTGATAACCCGGCTTGTTGCATTAAGTTTGGAATAGTTTGCTCAGAAAGAGTTGTTTCAACTTCTTTTAACTTTTTAAGTTCTTCTTCAGCCGTTGATATTTTTTTCTGAGTTTCCAATAACTTTTTGCAAGATGTAGCTATGTCCGTTGACATAGCAGTATCTATCGACACGATAGACTCTGCTTCTAAGTCCATAAGAACCTCCTTGTGGTGAGATAAATATATTATTAAATTGATTTTTGCAATCAAATAATTTAAATATTTTTTAGTGTATAAATATAAAACTCCACCCTTTAAACATCAAAGACAATCTCTCATTGAAGGTGCTAAATATTACAATTATGCTTATTTTATGGAGATGGGAACTGGTAAAACAAAAGTGGCTATTGATAATTCAGCATATCTTTTTCAACAAAAAGAAATAGATTTTGCTTTTGTTATTGCACCTAATTCAGTGTATCAAAATTGGAAAAAAGAGATAGACTTTCATTGTCCTGAAAAAACCAATATATATATTTGGAAAGTCACAAAAGATAAAACATTTAAATTAGACCCAAAAAAATTAACATTTGTACTTATGAATGTAGAGGCACTTTCACATGCATCAGGAAAAAAATGGCTAGAATACAAGCTTTTAAAACATGGTAAAAAGAGCATAGTTATTTTAGATGAAAGCACTTCAATTAAAAATTTAAAAGCATCAAGGACAAAAGCCATTATAAAACTAGGTAAATTAGCTAAGTATAAAAGAATTTTAACAGGGTCGCCTGTAACAAAATCACCATTAGATTTGTTTTCACAATGTGCTTTTTTAGATAAGAAGTTATTAGGGTATGAAAATTTTACAGTATTTAAATCAAGGTATGCCGTAATGTATAGTATTGAAAGAGGTGGTTATAATATTCAAATACCAAAGTATTATGTTAATTTAGAAGAACTAGAATATAAGTTAAAAAACTTTTCTTATAGAGTACGTAAAAAAGACTGTCTTGATTTACCAGAAAAAATGTATGTCCAAAGATACATTGAGTTACCTGAAGAACAAAGAAAAGCTTATGAACAGCTTAAACAATCTGCGTTAATAGTCCTTAAAAATGATGAGGTATCTTATAATAACAAACTTACAGAATTACTCAAACTACAACAGGTAGCTAATGGATTTCTTAAGACAAATGATGGTAAAATAGTAGACTTTAAAACTAATGCTAAGTTAAAAGAATTAATGAGCATATTGGAGGAGAGTGAAGACAAGTGTATTATATGGGCTAACTATGTTCATAATATAGAAATGATTAAGAAAAAACTAGGAGAGGTATATGGAAAAGATTCAGTGGTTTCGATATACGGAAAAGACTCAGTTGATGTTCGTAACAAAGCTGTTGAAAATTTTCAGCATAATGACGGATGTCGTTTCCTTGTTGGGAACCCTACTGTTGGTGGTTATGGTCTTACCCTTACTGCTGCTAAGTATGTTATATATTTTAGTAATTCTTACAACTTGGAAGTCCGTTGGCAAAGCGAGGATCGTGCTCATAGATATGGTCAAACTTCTCAAGTCACATATATAGATCTTATAGCTACAGATACTATAGATGAAATGGTTTTACATAATTTAGATAATAAGATTGAATTATCTGCTAAGACTCTTGGCGAACAGGTTCAGAAGTGGCTTTAACTTCTAGTGTGCATATGGTGTCATTGTGTTGAGACCCATGATTTACTAATAAAATTTTTTCTATTTTAAAACCATTCTTTTTACCAATCCCACCAGAGTTCCAACCAAATGAAATGACCTTACCTTTTGGCCTTATAATTCTAGCTATTTCTTTTTTACAATTAGTCCAATAACTATTATTCATTGGATGGTTTAATGATAGACCATTACTTTGATACATTTCTTTAAGTTGACGTTGAGAATATGGTGGATCAAAAACAAGGCTTAATTTTGAATTAGTTCTTATTTTTTTTAAATATGTAATAGCATCTTCTTTAAATGGATATGGAAAAGGATCTATATAATTTAAACCTATATTTTCTTTGATAAATTCTTTTATGGGTTTTATCTCAAACGTTTGATGGTTTGGCATCGCCCAAACTCTTTTTATTATTC